ACTTCTCTGTGTGTAAAAAGAGCGGCTGGCCTGTCAGAACATTATCCTCGCTCCCCCTGGTGTTGGTTGATTGAGAACTGGCGCAGCCGCTAAAGACACAGCAATGGAACAAGGATGTGATTTCCGGCGCTTATCTCCGGCTGCTGCAATTGCACAGGCTAGCTCTTTGGCAAACCACAATCGGCTGAGCACTACATTTGACCACCTTACGACGCGTGGGCCGTTACGCAGGCTCTGCGACCTAACTACCTTGCCGCCAGCGGTGGTAACACAGCTGCTGTCCATATATCCGGTGTAATGCTCATGCGATTGTGTACGATTCACCCCCCCAGTCCGGCAGCGCTACCTCGCTGGGGTGAATGCAAAGGGCAATAACGTCGCCACTCGGCTTGTTGGTCCGGCCAGAAGTCTTAAGTCCTGACATCACGGATTCTGCTTCTCCGTCCCAGTTTCACCCCCGCTATGCTTTAGCGCGCAAACTGAGAAAATCGCCGTCAAGTTGGTAGGGCTTTCGCCACAACGGTAAGAGCATTGCCGGTGTCTGAATCGAACAGACCATTTCCTTGCCCATCACCAGATAATAAAAATATATCTGGCGTCTGGAATTGAACCGGACTCAATGCCTTGCTCGTCAATGCTCTTACCTGTTGTGTGATCCGTAACGTGGATCAGTCGGCCTTTTAAGCCTCACGGGGCATTCTTTGCGCGGGATACGAGGCTCAACCGCGTTTACTGCCGTGACAGGAGGGGTTACTTGCCGTTCGCCTTCCTCAAAACACACCGGTTAGTACCGGAGCGGCCCGTTTCAAATCAAATTAATGCCCGTTTGCTTCTTCGACTGCTTGGGCCATTTTGATAAATTCAGCTTCATACTTCACGAACGGCACATAGAAGATGGTCAATTCACCGGGCTTATCACTTTGTTCGTAACCAGCGGGTGAGAAGATTTTGTCGAACTTAACCGCGGCTTCCCGCACTGCTTGTTCTTCACCTTCGAGGCACATCAAGACGCGCATTTTGCCGATTGTTATTCCTGTGGTGTCGCCTTGGTATCTGTAACCTTTCATGCCTGTTACTCCACACTGTTAACCCTGCTAAGCGAATCATCCGGTGTTTCTATGCCACCGGCAGCTACTACGTGGGCGTCCTGCCTGTCCGCTGTTGATGAGATAAATATAAAATAACTTATTTTGAAAGGCAAGCTTAAAATATAAATAAACTTAGTTTTGATTTAATAAAGCAACCCGTGAGAGTCACTTAGATGTGAGGAGGGGTTTTTACAATTCGAACTGAACGCCTTTTACGACACCAATGATTTCGCAGGATTCAGTGATCGCGATACTGTCATACCTTGAATTAAGAGGGGTTAAGTAGCGATTCGGGCCATCGATAACTAATTTTTTAACTGTCATCACATTTTTAGGTTTTGAACCTGAGTTATCAGATATAACAGCAACAACGATTTTCCCGTTTTCTGGCTCTACTAAAGGGTCAACCACCACTGTCGACCCTCGTGGGATACTAGGGTTTCCATGCGGGTTAACCATCGTGTCATCGTCAATGATGAAACCGAATGATAGCGGGGATACATTGAGGAACGTGGTAGTTTTCTTTGCGCTAGCTGGCATTTCATTTGCTCCACTTGTGGTAAAAGCTTTTACTTCTTCCCACGAGAGTAAAGGTATGAATTGCATAGCATTTTGTGTTGGCGCAACTGCCCCCGCCGTTTGACCATATAGTAAGTAGTTTTCTGTTGTACGAAGAGCCCTGGCCAATTTACTTAAAGCCATTCCCCCAGGTTGATTTAAGTCTTTCTCCCAATAACCGACGGTTACACCGGAGACACCAATAGCCTTGCCGAGCACTACTTGGGTGTAATTTTGTTCTTTTCTTAATTTCTTAATGCGCTGCCCAAGCGTCTCCACGGTATTTCCCTTTGGTTGATACAACTAACTTATTTTAGTTTTTATTGATGTAAATAAAATTATCCATTAATATCTAAGTTAACTTATAAAAAAGGAGGTCTTATGACCGTTGATGAGTTAACTGATTTTTTTGGTTCAAACAAAAAAGCCGCTGATTTTTATGGCGTAACACCCGAGGCCATTTCTATGTGGGGAAAGAGAAAAGGTCGCTTAATCCCAAAAGGGAGGGCAATTGAAGCAGATCATGGCACGCATGGCGCTTTGAAATACAACCCAGCACTTTACAAAAAGACTACGGCACCCTCCGCCTAAGTTAAACCACCAGATAGGAAGAAACATTGTGGATAACAAAGACTTTCCAACTCAGCCGGATATTAGCGACGCGATACACCAGCTGATAACTCAGACACCGGGCAAGTATGACGCAATGGCGAAACAGTTATGTCCTCTGTCCGGTACCGAGAATGCATTACGTAATCGTGTTCGCCAGTTAGCAGGGCAGTTTGTGCCGCTGGGCATGGCGGTCGAGATGGAATCAATCTCGGGCCGTTCCGACATTACCGAAGCCATGTGTAAGCGTGCTGGTGGTGTTTTCGTGAAGCTGCCGGAAGTGAATGACATTGGCAACGATGAGCTACTGATCAAATTTAACGATCTGCTGGTGGCTTTGGGTGATTTTGGCCGTGCTCATAACGAATTTACATCAGATGGCATTTTAGATCGTGATGAAACTAAGCGGCTGAAAGCAAAGGGGTATATAGCGCAGTCAATTATTGCAGAGATTATTGCGATATCGGTGATGTTATGGGGTGACGCCTCCGTGTGCGGCACAGAGGCGTCGGGTGCATTAACTAAACGTGTGGAGTAATTATCGCCTCTCAAACAAGGTCGAAAAAACAGAAAAGGAACTGGTTGTTGAACAGGCCACCAACACGGCTCTAGGTAACATCATCGATGCATACCAGGTGAATGAAGCCGCCAACCGTACAGCCACAGCCCGCCAGCTAGAGAACGAAAGGAAACTACGCAATGAAAGTGACGAGCGACTCAGGCGGTTCAAGGCTGCGGGTGTCGGGGATTCGTGTATTGATAGCAGGATGCCTGATAGTAACATTAGCATCCTGCAAGAATAGCCCACCAGTACCCAGATCAGCCGAGTTAATCCAGTTGTGGCCCCCTGTATCAGCGTTAATTGAATGCGAAGTGCCGGAGTTCGTCGGTACCACTTGGGGTGATAGTGGGCTCTATGCGTTGGCATTAAAACGTGAGTTGCGGATCTGTAAAGGACGGCTTGATGAGGTGATTAGCTGGCGGCGGAATGCAAATAGGAAGCAATGAGGCAATTATGAGTTGGATATTATTTTTGCTTTGTACTCAGTAAGGATGGTATATATTGACCTCGCCACTATGTATTTTTGGTAATTTTACTCTAAAGTAAGTTTATACGGTATGACGAATCTTCGAACATAGCTTCCGTACGTTTAAGACTATATCGCTTGTAGTCGATTGTATCGATAAATAACTAATGGCAAGCGGGCATCTTTCGCTCCGTCTCTCGATTATTCCAAATTGTTATTGTATCTGCTGGCTATAAATACTACATCTTAGGAAATACCATTATCACTAATTGATGAATAGAATAATGAAATTAGAATGTTACACAAACTGATTATATCTCTTACTATAATACTCTCTGGTTGTGCATCATTACCTCCTAGCGCTGAAAATGTCCATGTGGTTGATGGAAATTATTCATTTACTTCATCTTGTAAAGTACTTGGGGTAGTATGTGATTCAGTAAGTGGCTGGTCTTTTGGCAGTGTAGATGAGGCAAAAACTCAGGTTGTTTGGAATATTAGATCAAAGGCTTATAATCAATTCAATGCTGATACTTTGATAATTGACGGGGTTGATGGATTTACTAAGGTCAGTGGATCAGGAACAGATTTGACGTGACATTAATAATTATATATCAACCGCCGGAAGGCGGTTTTTTATAATGGGTCACTGAGATAAACTGTAAAAGTTTGTTTTTATCTCATCCCAATCCTCGGTATTAATTCCCGCAGGCTGCAATCTGTGTAAGATAACATGTTTTGCATCTTTGAATTCAAGAGTTATCGATGGGTGTATTGAACCAGGTGGCGTATAAACGTTTGTGTGAGTATTTGGCCTTTGCATTGTATATGACTGCCAACAATTGTTTCTACTATGGCACCCTTGAACGCTAAGTTTCAAATCATCTATCGGGGTTATGTTAAGGATTGAGTCATCACGTCCATTTGTTCCGTGAAACGCGGTTGTCTTTCCATTTCCTGCATTGGTTTGGCATGTTATTAACATAAGCAGTACTAGCATAGTTTTTTGCATGTAATTAACCCCTTGGTTTAAAATCCATTTCTTGATTATGTTACAGTGTATATAATAGTTAATATACTGAATTTATTTAGTATATCTTTAGTTGGTAAAATAGGTGTAACCAACTCTTTGAGATCCGTTAAGTGGCCGAAGGAGTACCTTTTGGGGAGCAGATTACCCATTGGAGCAGATTTTAGCTGTTGGAAACTTACTTATACATAGGTGATGATAGGTAGCTAATACCTTATAATTCATGAGTTTTATCCTATCTTTTTAAACCATCTATAAGACTCTAATTTACAGCAAGCCACTAGCCTAATTGAACCGACCTCATAAAGCCGGTGGCTTTTCATTTGAAATATTTATCTAGTGGATCAAAGTGTCTGTACTTTCTGTAGAACGCTAGCCAGTAAACCAGTCCGAGCAAGCCACCGATAGCTGAAAGCTTTAAACAAGTTATTTTTTGGTATGTAAGAAACTCAAAAAATGAGTATTCGCCTTTCCATATATCAATCAGAGCACCACCAATAATCAGATCTAGTACCATATAGATTGCTGGGAGTGCAGCAGCATACGCTGCTGTTAGATAGATGAGTGCGAATAGTCGATACTTTGTATCAATGTGCATTAAAAAATCTCGTTAAAAGAAATTGTAATACCAACCTTTCCAAGCATATTAGCAACTTTCACAGAGCTTCGGCAAAGTCCGAGGCATTTCTATTTGGAATGTCTGATGAAAGATTCAAGGGTGCCGTCTGTAGTGCTACACCGTAAGAGCACAGGCCAAAATCAGAGGTTAGTATGCCGCCAAGAATAAAGAAGCCCTGCAGACACAGCGGCTGTGCAGCACTAACTATTGATGCAACGGGCTACTGTGATAAGCATAAGCAGGAACATGCCAGTGATGGTTGGAAGCGGCATAAGCCGGGACAGTCACGGCATGAGCGTGGTTATGGTAGGCCGTGGGATCTTATACGTCCTCGCATCTTAATGCGAGATGGCTACCTGTGCCAAGAGCACCGGCGCAAAGGAATTGGTAAAGCGGCAACACACGTGGATCACATAGTTGCCAAGGCTCACGGTGGAACTGATGACGATGACAATCTTGAATCACTGTGTGCGTCGTGCCACTGGAAGAAAACAGCCACAGAGAGGATCAAGTGACATATCAAGAACAGACATTGCTGATGATTAAAGGACATATAACGACATTGCCACCAGAACAGCAGAGCATCGTTAGCGAGTGTGTTGCCACTATTCGGGCATATTGGCAACGCATCCTGATGGTGAAGCGCTGATAGCTCTTGCTTTGGTTAGTGCAGAAATTGAATTAGATATCCTCGGGAAGTAGATCACATTAATGACAATCACTATCATTTGTGAGCGCAGGTAAATGATATTGATTATCATTAAGTTAATTAATGAGAGCAGTTATCATCTATAGGCAGGGGGAGGGGGGGGAGAAATCCTCAACCCCCCTCGCCCTAGGGTACTGCCTGTCCCGGTAGATTTTTACGTGCATGTAATAAGAAATTTTTTTTCGATATTTTTTAACATTTGAGGCACCCAAATGAGTGATGATTTTCGTGCTGCTGGAGGTGGTGCAAAACCGGTGATAACGGGTGAAATGAAAAGTAGTGTAACCCGAGCGGTGTCACCTCCAGATAATTTAATCGGGGATCGGGCAGTCGATGCTTGGAAAAGAACAATTAGAATACTGATCGATCAAGGTACTTTCGAAATGCAAGATTGTTACTTGCTTACTGAGTACTGCAACACCATTCAGCTTTTACACAATGCAAACCAGATAATTAAGGATGATGGTTTCGGTGAAGAAACAGGAACTGGAGGTGAAAAATTAAATTCTGCAACAAAAGCTAGAGATAAGTCGATTAGCCAATTAATGAGACTCCAAGTCGTATTAAAGTTAGATGCAAACAGTCGCATAAGGCGTGGAGGTTCTGGAGGCAATAAAACCAAAGGATCTGCGGGAAACGCATTCTCAGAATTCTAAAATTGGGACCGTGGTCCCAATCAAATAGTTGCATCGATAGGGACATCATCACGGAAACATTCAATGGCCAGCTACCCGAACGTAAATGCCGCCCAGCAATACGCTCGGGATATTCTTAGCGGTAAAATACTTGCTGGGAAATATATTAAGCTCGCCTGCCAGCGCCATCTCGATGATTTAAAAAATAGTGTTAATGATAAAAATTATCCCTATCGCTTTGACAGGGATCTGGCTGAGAGGGCATGCCGCTTTGTTCAATTGTTACCTCACTCCAGTGGTGACCTAAAAGGGCAAAAACTAAAAGCTGAACCTTGGCAGTTATTTATATTTTCATCGATATTCGGATGGGTAACAAAGAAAGGTAAAAAGCGTCGTTTTAAAGAAGCTTATATCCGTGTTGGTCGTAAAAACGGGAAGTCATTCTTCGCTGCTGGTATTGGCATGTATATGTTCTGTGCTGATGGAGAGAATGCTGCCGAGGTTTATTGCGGTGCCACTAAAATGGCACAAGCTAAAAAGGTTTTCACACCAGCCAGCCAGATGGCAAAGCTACTGCCTGATCTTAGGTCCAGATTTAATGTCTCTGTTTGGGCTGAAAAATTAACCCGAGAAGATGGTTCTGTCTTTGCGCCGGTCGTTGGTAATCCGGGAGATGGTGATTCACCCTCCTGCGCGATTATTGACGAATATCACGAACATCCCACAGACATATTATATTCAACAATGACCACCGGTATGGGCGCTCGTAGCCAGCCGTTGACATTGATCATCACTACCGCAGGTAAAGATATTGAATCACCTTGTTATGACAAAGATAACGAGGTTAAACAATGTCTGGATAAGATGCTCCCGAATGAGCGCTTATTTGGCATGATTTACGAGCTGGATGCTCTTGATAATTGGCAGGACCCCTGCAATCTGATTAAAGCTAATCCTAATTTGGGTGTCTCGATATTTTATGAAGATTTAGTTGAAAAACTTCATCTGGCGAAAACAGTTCCCCGGATGACTAACGACATAAAAACCAAGCATCTAAATATGTGGGTGTCGGGTAAGACGGCATTCTTTAATATGGTTCATTGGGCGAAAGCTGAAGACAAAAATCTTAAGCTCAGTGATTTCAGCGGGGAAGAAAGCCACTTAGGCCTAGATCTGGCTGCAAAACTTGATCTCAATGCCGGGGTTCCAGTTTTCACGCGAGAAATAGAGGGTAAGCGACATTATTACTGTGTTGGCTCTAAATTCTGGGTGCCGGAAGACACGGTTCATAGCATAGACCCCAAGATAGCCAGGACGGCAAAGCGTTATCAAAAATGGGTAAACATGCAGTGGGCCGGTGGCAGTTTGTTAAATGCTACTGATGGAGCAGAAGCAGATTATAGAGAAATTCTCGCCAGCGTGATTGATATGACCGATCAAGAAGGTGTCAGGATCGCGAGTATTCCTATCGACCCAACAGGAGCTACAGCCTTATCCCACGAATTAGCGGATAACGGATTTGAGCCAATCAACATTAGACAGGACTTTACAAACATGAGTCCACCGATGAAGGAACTGGAGGCTGCTCTGGCCGGTGGCCGCTTTCATCATGATGGCAATCCTATTTTGGCGTGGTGTATCAGTAACGTTCTCGGAGCGTTTCCACCGGGTAGTGATGACAGGGTTCGCCCGGCTAAAGGGGATAAACAATCAAAAATCGACGGTGCCACAGCCCTGCTAATGGCAATTGGCAGAGCAATGCTTCATGGCCAAGGCTCTAGCGACTCCATCTACGATAACTCGGATGTCACATGTTAATGAAAATATTGATTATCACCGGCTTTTTGATCGGTTTGATAGGTGCTGGGCTTGTTTCATATGGCGCTTGGTTATGGACTCCGGCAGCGGGTTTTGTTACTGCAGGTGTTATCTGCTTATTTTGGTCATGGATGACATCCCGTCTGGCTGTGAATAATGGAGTGCAACCGGCTCCTAAAGGGGATGACTGATGTTTATTCCTCAATTTTGGAGAGGTAAACCCAGCGGGAATAGTGCTAATTGGCAAGTGGTTCCCGGAGGTATGCGGAGCAGTTCAAGTAATGCCGGTGTCATCATCACCCCAGAGACAGCTCTTGCATTATCAGCCGTTCGCGCTTGTGTCACTCTGTTGGCTGAGTCGGTAGCACAACTGCCCTGTGTTCTCTATCGGCGTACTGAGAATGGTGGAAGAGAAATCGCCATCGACCACCCTTTGCATGATCTTATTCGCTACCAGCCAAATCGCAAAGACACCGCTTTTGAATATCACGAACAAACGCAGGGTGTTCTGGGGCTGGAGGGTAATAGCTACTCATTAATTGATCGTAATGGGCGTGGTGATATAACTGAACTTATCCCTATTAACCCTCATAAAGTGATTGTTATGAAAGGTCCAGATGGACTGCCATATTACGATATTCCAAGTATTGGCGAAATTTTGCCAATGAGGATGGTTCATCACATCAAATCTTTTTCACTGGATGGGTACATAGGAACATCCCCTATCCAGACGAACCCAGACGTGCTTGGCCTTGGGATTGCGGTCGAACAACATGCTGCACAGGTATTTGCCCGAGGCACCACGATGTCGGGTGTTATTGAACGTCCCTTCGAGGCTAAGGCGATAGCGAGCCAAGCGGCGGTTGATGCCGTTCTGGCTAAATGGACGGAGCGTTATGGCGGCGTTCGAAATGCATTCTCGGTAGGGATGCTGCAAGAAGGGATGACCTACAAACAACTTTCTCAAGATAACGAAAAAGCCCAGCTTCTACAAAGTCGCCAATATACAGTTAATGAGGTTTGTCGCCTGTATAAAGTGCCTCCGCACATGATTCAGGACCTGCAAAAATCAACCAACAATAATATTGAGCATCAGGGGCTGCAGTACGTCATTTACACCATGCTGGCTATCTTAAAACGACACGAGTCGGCAATGATGCGTGATCTGTTATTACCCAGTGAGCGTCGTGATTTTTACATTGAGTTCAATGTGTCATCGTTGCTTCGTGGTGACCAAAAGTCTCGTTATGAGTCTTATGCGCTTGGCCGTCAATGGGGATGGTTATCAGTTAATGATATTCGCCGGATGGAAAATTTAACGCCAATACCCGGTGGTGATAAGTATCTAACCCCATTAAATATGGTGGATAGCAAAGCGTTAACCGGCATAGGTAAAGCAACACCGCAGCAAGTGAAAGATATTGAGGCGATTCTATGTACTCGAAATTAAATACCAACATCCCCTTTTCTGTGGGTGAGCATGCTTTAACCAAAATTGATGCCCGATCATTTACATCATCAGAAATTGCTCGTGTATTCACTGTTCCGGGTGGCTCAATTAATACGCCGGTTTTGGCCCCGATGGTCGGCAAAAAGGATCAGTCATGAAGCAATTTATTAATTATCCCCACCTTGCAAATCAGGTGTTTGGTATTCCTCAATATGCCTCGCGGCAAATAATGGATTCAATCAAAGCCGTTTTAGTTCCACGGCTTATGGGGGAAATGAGTGGCACGGCGCTTATGGCTTTTGAGCCTGACGATCAACCAGAATCAGAGCCAACGCAGACCGGCTCTATAGCGGTAATTCCTGTTCATGGGATCTTGGTTCCGCGCCGAGGGCAAATTACTCAAGCCTGTACGGAGTTGACCAGTTATGAGCGTATTCGAGCTCAATTCACCAGAGCACTGAATGACCCTAGCGTGAGTGAAATCGTACTGGATTTCTATACTGGTGGCGGTGCGGTATCCGGTTGTAAGGAGTTAGCCGATTATATTTTTGCCTCTCGTAGTGTTAAACCAAGCACTGCAATTGTTAATTACAATGCGTTCTCAGCCGGGTATTTCATGGCGTCAGCTTGTAGTCGTGTTGTGGTTAGCCATACATCTGGAGTCGGCTCCATCGGCGTAATTTTGGAGCATATGGAAGCTTCTAAGCTGGAAGAACAAATCGGCCTGAAATTCACCACGTTTTACCGAGGCGATTTTAAAAATGCCGGTTCGCCGCATGAACCATTAACTGATGAAGCGACTGCGTATCTACAACAATTGATCGATGATGCTTATGAGACGTTCACTACCTCGGTGGCTGAATACCGTGGGATAGATGTTCAGCGAGTTATTGATACACAAGCCCGAACATTTTTCGGTCAAGCGGCTGTAGACGCAGGTCTAGCTGATGAGTTATCCGACCCTCAAACGGCAATAAATAACATCGCGGCCAAATACAGCCCAAAACCAGTAAGCAGCAGCATTCAGCTTCGAGCTGAATCCATGCGACAGCAAGTCCAACTTTAACCCGGCGCACTAGCGTCAAAACGAAAGCAGCCTATTGGCTGCTTTTTTTATGGAAAAAAAGAGAGATATTATGACTATTGAAGAATTGCGTAAATTGCGTGCGGGTGTTCACGATAAAGTCCAAATTCTTGCCGCTAAAGAGACTGCCGGTGAAACATTAACGGCAGAGGAATTGACCAGCTTTAGTGCCTTGTCTACTGAGTTCGAAAGCCTAACCGCCCAAATTACCCGCTTAGAAGCCTCAGAGCGTATGGCCGCCACAGTTGCAGTACCTGTCAAAGCTAATACCTCCGCTCCGGGGATTATCATCAAAGAAGAGCTTCAGCAGTATAAAGGCGCAGGCATGACCCGTATGGTGATGTCGATTGCTGCTGGTAAAGGCAATTTGGCTGATGCTGCCAAGTTTGCTGCCACTGAACTGGGCGATACAGGGCTTTCAATGGCAATTAGCACCGCAGCTGGTTCTGGTGGTGCATTGATTCCCCAAAACATGCAGAACGAAGTAATCGAACTTCTTCGTGATCGTACTGTTGTCCGTATTTTGGGCGCTCGTTCAATCCCGCTACCAAATGGTAATCTTTCAATGCCTCGTTTGAGTGGCGGCGCAACAGCTGGCTATGTTGGGGAAGGGAAAGATGTTGTTGCGACCGGTGCAACGTTCGATGATGTGAAACTCAGTGCAAAAACCATGATTGCACTGGTTCCAGTATCGAACCAGTTGATTGGTCGGGCTGGTTTTAACGTTGAACAGTTGCTGCTAGGCGATATTCTGTCTGCCATCGCTAATCGTGAAGATAAAGCTTTTCTTCGTGATGATGGTACTGGTGATACACCAAAAGGTATGAAAGCCGTTGCAACAGCAGCAAACCGTCTTGTTGTATGGGAGGGTACCACCGTAAATCTAACTACGATTGATTCATATCTGGATAACTTGATTCTTAAGCATATGGACTCAAACAGTAATATGATCCGCTGTGGTTGGGGCCTTTCTAACCGTACTTATATGACCTTGTTCGGGTTGCGAGATGGTAATGGCAATAAAGTCTATCCAGAAATGTCTCAGGGTATTCTTAAAGGCTATCCAATTCAGCGCACCAGCGCTATCCCAGCCAATTTGGGTGACGATGGCAACGAATCTGAGATTTACTTCTGCGACTTTAACGATGTTGTTATCGGTGAAGACGGCATGATGAAAGTAGATTTCTCAACCGAAGCGACTTATAAAGACGCCGATGGCCAGCTTGTTTCAGCATTTGCCCGTAACCAGTCTCTGATCCGTGTTGTGACTGAACATGATATCGGTTTCCGTCATCCAGAAGGTTTGGTTCTCGGGACTGGCGTCATCTGGTAATTATCCTTTAGTTGAGTCACAACTGGAAACCCGCCTTGCGCGGGTTTTTTTATAGGTAAAAAAAATGGCTGATCCAAAGAAAGTTACAAAATCGAAAGTTGCTACTGATAGTCAGGAACTGATTGGAGATAAGGCGAATGTTGAAACGCTGGTTATTGATAAATCTCTTACCACTATCGAACAGTTGGCTAATGCGGCTTCATTGTCCGATATTGATCCATCCGTCACGATCACTGAGTTGGTCACCGATAGCACATTGGTTAATGCTGACAAACTGCCTGTTGCTGAATCATTGGTTGCTACCACCTCGATGGCCACAGACGAGCCGCTGGCTACTGCCAACCCATTAGTTACTGGTGATATACCGAACAGCGATAATGCCTCGGGGCTAGTGACATCAATCACTGCAGAGAGTTTCTCACTTGGTACTTCAGGTGAGGTTTCTATTCAAAATGCCAGCATCTCTGACACTGTTTCTGGTGTTGGGACCGTGGTCCCAAATGAAGGAAATGATGTGAAAATTTCAGATCAATCAACTCCACAGAAAAAAACAATCGTTATTTTTCTCGGTCCGTATCAGCGTTATTCACGCGGTGATAAAGCAGGTTTCAGTGCTGATTATGCCGAGACATTAGTTGCGCGAAATATTGCCTGCTGGCCAAAAGATTTCGCGGCTAAATCCAAAGGTAACGGCCATGGGTATGACTTCGCCATCTGATGTCAAAATTCAACTTCGGTTGGAGGAAGATTTTACTGAGCATGATGATTTCATTGAATCGCTGATTGATGCTGCTCAACGAAGTATTGAGCGTACTTATTATTGCGTACTGGTTGATAGCCCAGAAGCACTCGAAGAGCTTCCTGACGGTGTTCGTGGCTTTCTAATCGAAGCTGATTTCCAACTTGCTGCCCGGATGATGGTTGCGCAATGGTACTTAAATCCGAAAGGAACCTCACCTGATGGGGATACACCGGCCCAGCTTGGTGTTGAGTACCTGCTATTTCCACTTATGGAGCATACCGTCTGATGAGTGATAAACCACTAAATCCGGGCGACTTGAATTGCCGGGTGACACTGCGCGAAATTAAATCGTCGCGAGGACCGCTGGGTGAAGTTTTACCAGCGGCCCCAGTGGTTATGGGTAAGGCTTGGGCAAAAATAGAGCCAATATCAAATCGGAAGATACGATCTGCAGATCAGCAGCAAATTGTCGAAACCTGCCTTTTTACTCTTTATCCCCGCCGCGATATTGCAGTTGATTGGCAGATAGCGACTACTGCGGGGGTATTCACCGTTCGTGCTGTCGACCGTGTCAGTCACACAGACCGTATACTTATCACGGGGGAGGCCGACATTCGTCATGATCGAACAGAGCCTTAAATCTGCTTTAGAGCGGATAACTGGTATGAATGTTTATCCGCTTTTGCTCCCTGATACTGAGCAAGAGGGAGTGACTTTTCAACGTATATCCGACCCTGAAATAGGAACGGGATTAGTTCGCACCAGCTTAATAGAGTGCCGCTTTCAGATAACGATTCACCTCATTGATAATTACACCCGGTTGGTAGAACTGGACGCTGCTATATGGGCTGAATGGAAAGAGGTCATTCATAGGGATATCGATGGGTATCCGGTTCAATACATTCGGCGTGGGGGAATTCAGCAGGGGGTTGCATCGTTAACCAATAACTCTAAACATTTTTGGTTTTCACGGGATTTCATTATTTCTTTTAAGGAATAAATATTGTGATACCTGAAATAGAAATAAGTGGTCTGCAAGAGTTAGAAAGAAGGCTTATAGCTGTGGGTGAAGAAGTAGGAACTAAAATCCTACGGGATGCGGGTCGGGCAGCTATGGCTCCAGTAGAAGCGGATATGAAGCAAAATGCAGGTTATGACAATAGCTCTACAAATGTTCATATGCGCGATTCGATCAAAACCCGATCATCTCGTGGGAAATCTGGCAGTACAGTCATTGTTCTGCGTGTCGGTCCCACAAGAACTCACTACATGAAGGCGTTAGCCCAAGAATTTGGCACGATAAAACAGATCGCTAAACCCTTTATCCGTCCTGCATTGGACTACAACAAAATGCAAGTTCTTCGCATTCTCACCATTGAAATCCGTGATGGGTTAAATACCCTTAGCCGGTAGCATCCTGCTGCCTTATTGATTTATAAAAAAGAGAGAAAATATATGGCTGGAAAATCCTCGCCAGAATACGCCATGCTCCCAGCCGGGGTTGTTGTTAAATGGGGTGCTGTTGGTGATACCATTTTAACGATGAAACCGCTGGTTAACTGTAAGGCAGTTGGCGCTACCGGTTTGACTGGTGGTTATGTAGATTGCACGACTTTACTCGATACGAATAAACAGTCCATTTCTGACTTACCCGAAGGCCCTGAGAAATCACTGGGGTTTATTGATGATCCAGAAAACGAAGACTTTGCTGCATTACTTAACGCTGCTGCAGCGCGTGAAACGGTGCAGTTCTATATGGAGTTGCCTAATGGCCGTACAGCCACACAGATATTAGCGCTTTCAGGCTGGCAATTGGCCGAAGTTTCTGCCCCTGCCAATGAAGTGATTCAGATCGAGGTTAAGGGTAAGCAAAATAATATTGACTGGGGGACAGTCCCAAAGCCGTGATCAGCGTTACTACCCAGCCGCAAAACGCTGATATTTCAGTTGGGGACACTTTGTCCCTGACTGTAGCGGCCACCGCCAGTAATGGATCTTCGTTGTCATATCAATGGCAAAAAGACACCGTTTCGATTGTTGGAGCAACGTCCGCAACGTATGAAAAAAACAATACAGTAATTGCCGATGCCGGGGATTACCGCGTTGTTATTTCTTCTGTTGGGTTAAGCAGTATTACCAGCGAAAAAGCCACAGTCACAATTAATTAAGGTATCCCATGTCTCAGACTAAACCATTTGATATTAACGCGCTGAAATCAGCATTGCTTAAACCAACGAATACAGCAGTACAAACTGAGTTATTCGGAGCGTCTGTTTATATTCGCCGGATTACGGGTAAAGAACTCATGGACTATGACAATGCTATAGCTGAAGCACAAGATAAGGGTGATATGACAGCAATCAGTAATGTGTCTCTTGGTTTAGTTCTGAAAGCGCTTGTTAATCCAGACGGGAGTCCTATCCCTAAAAAATTATTGCCGACCGTTGACGAACTGCTCACTGTGCATGCCAATCCCGAACTGATGAAGGCAATTAATAAAGTTAAATCTCACAGTTTGGGTACGTTAGAGGAAGCGGAAAAAAACTAACCGACTCGCCCTGGCTAAAGCTGATTTTTCAGCTTGCAGATCGCTGGGGCGAGCCTGATCCGCGAAAAATAGCGGAACTGCCGGTTCATATTATTTTGCACTGGCAGGCATTTTTCAATCTGCAAGCAACACCTCCTCCGGCACTTACCCCCACATATTCCCCTCCACCTGAGCTTACTGCTTCAACACCCGTTGCGGATCAGTACGCTGATATTATGAGAGTACTCATGTAATGGGCGATGTAGCATCCTTAGCGGTAGGGTTACACCTGAATGCCGCGAACTTTAAGAGCCAGCTGATCAGCGCATATAGCGATGCAAGAAATCAGACTCAAACCTTTAACCGCACTGCGCAACAGGAAGCGAAAAAGACTGCAGCTTCATTTGATCAGATAGGAACATCTCTTACCGGGTTAGCGGGCCGAATAGCGGGGCTTGCTGGTGTTGGTCTATCGCTGGGTTCTCTTATCAGTATCAATCGTCAGTATGGTCAGTCTCTTTCTGACCTTTCCGCTATTACCGGTGCTACAGGCACAGCGTTGCGTCAGTATGATGAAGCAGCTCAGGAGATGGGGAGAACGACAGAATACAGTGCGAGTCAGGCTGCGGAGTCTATAAAGCTCATGGCATCTGCTAAGCCAGAGTTAATGAAGACATCTGAGGGTTTGATTACCGCGACTAAAAGCGCGTTAATTTTAGCTCAGGCCGCAGGGACTACGTTGCCCGACGCTACCCGTACACTGGCTTTATCGTTGAACCAGTTTGGCGCAGGTGCTGAACAAGCCGATCGCTATATTAACGTTCTTGCCGCTGGCGCTAAATATGGCTCGTCTGAAATAACAGATACAGCCGATGCTATTAAAAATGGTGGTGTAGCTGCGGCTCAAGCGGGAATTGGGTTTGAAACATTAAATGCGGCTATTCAGGTTCTTGCCGAGCGCGAGATTAAAGGTGGTCAGGCAGGTACAGCTCTTCGTAATATTATACTGACTCTGGAAAAGGGAACCGAACAAGGCCTGAAACCCTCTGTTGTCGGGCTTAGTCAGGCATTAGAAAATTTAAGTAATAAAAATCTATCAACCGCGCAAGCTGTCAAATTATTTAACGTCGAGAATATTTCTGCTGCTTCTATCCTCGTTGAAAATAGAGGGAAACTTAAAGAGTTAGTTGATGAGCTTACTGGCACGAATACCGCTTATGAGCAAGCGTCCATTAGGGTTAATAACCTGAATGGTGACCTATTGGGGTTGACCAGCGCATTCGAAGGTATGGCTATTCGAGTTGGTCAAGCCAGTGGAGGAACATTAAGATCTGGTGTTCAGAGTGCGACTGAAGCGGTTAATTTCCTCAGCGATAATTTTAATACAGTCGCAAACGTTGCTCTCTATACCTTATTGCCAGTTCTCGCTACAAAGCTCACCTCTGGGTTAAGAGATAACGTCTCAGCATGGCGTGAAAATCAAAGTGTTGTGAAAAATGCAGCTTTGCAACAAGCCGCTATTGCCCAAAAAACTCTTGAGGCTGCTCAGGCCACTTTAGTACAGAATAATGCTGAATTTGGTCATTATTCTCAGATGCAGAAAAATGCGAAAGAATATGGTTTACAGGTCAGTTATAAGCAAGATTTTGCCCGCCTAATTAGGCAAGAGACAGAAGCTACTTTAGCTGAAACAGCAGCAAAACGTCAGTTAGATACTGCCAATAAGCAACTGTCATTCTCTGCTAAGGCCGCTTCAGTCGCAGGGGGATTGGCATCGGGAGCTTATTCTCTCATTGGTGGTCCGTTTGGTGCCGCGATGCTTGCTGGGTCAGCTATCCTTTATTTCAATAATCAAGCGACTCAAGCCCGTCAGTCAGCACTAAATTTAAAAGATGCGTTGGTTGAGACCACTGAAGCATTATTACAACTTTCAGAAAAGCAGCTATCAGTCAAAGCAATAGACCTTACGGACCAGTATCAAAATCAAATAACTCAACGAAATCAGGTTCAAAAAGAAATATTGGATGCAGATAGTCGTTTGAGTAGTTTGAATAGTTTTGACCCATTCGGGCAACAGAAAGGTGTTCAAGAGAAGAAAACCCGTGCTCTGGCAGATTTAGAAGCACTTAATAAAGGTGCACAAGCTACCAAAGCGTCTCTGGAAAACACCAATAAAGCACTAGAAATGATTAAAGGGGGCTATACCCCTAAAGCGAAGGAATCCGATAATCCTCCACAAGGTGATAAACCCGTTGAAACACCGTGGTCTGGTACTGGCGGCGATGATAAAGGTAAAAAACAGGCTATTACTCAGTTTGCTCAATTGCGCCGAGAAATAGAGCTGGAAAATTTAAATAGTCTTAATCGCATTGATATTCAGGAAAAACAGGCTCTTGAAAAATTAATAGAGGCGGCGAAGAAAGCGGGCGCTTCGCAAGTTGAAATTGACCAATTATCTGCTCAGCAATCTGAAAAATTCAGTAAAGATCGGCAGAAATTAGCGGAACAGTACTCTCCAACAAAGGCGCTAACTCGGCAGGCTCAGGAAGCTAATGATGTGATGCAGGGCCTTTACTCAAGGGATTTGCTCAGTTATCAGGAATATCAGCAAGCTAAATTAAAGGCGGACCAAGAATATACTCGGCAGAGGTTGCAAGCTCAGGCTGATATGGCCTCAATACCACAAATTAATTTAGCGGGTGAAGTTGACCCTGTCATACGGTTGCAGAATCAGCTAGTACAGCAGCAGGCATTGTATGAAGCTTATTATGCTGATGGATTAATTAGTAAGCAGCGTTATGAAGCACTCATGACGGCAGCGACCAATCAATCTGCCGATCAGCAAAAATCGGCAGCGATAGAATTATATCGAAATCAGTCAAAGCTACACGCATTACAAATGGACCTTATTTCTAATGTGGGTGACCGTACTGCCAATATGATTACGGGTATTCTCACGGGGCAACAGTCTTTCAGTCAGGCTATGACCAACATGGCCAACACTATTATGGATACTGTAGTTAAAGCCTTTATTCAGGCTCAAACTCAGGCAATTATGTTCCAGATGGTCTCCGGGGCTACAAGCATGTTTGGTGGAGGCGCATCCAGTGCATCAGCAAGTTCTGCAGGTAGTTCAGGTGGAATGGGAATGTCTACGGGTTGGAATAGTTATGTGCCGGGTAGAGCAACTGGCGGTAGTGTCAGAGGCGGTAGCTTATATGAGATGGGCGAACTTGGTATTGAGCTATTGCAGTCTGGAGGTAAAAACTATGTTGTTCCCGATAGAGACGGCAATGTCATACCCGCTAACAAGCTGGCATCCGGTGATGGGAATACAGGAAATGTTGAAATAAACCAGACGGTCAGTAACTACTTTACGATAAATGGCAGTGGTGATCAGGCATTACTACAGGCGATGGAAACAGCGGCTAATAATGGCGCGGCGAAAGCCAAAGCCGAACTGATTAGGGATTTTCGAACTAATGGCCCAGCCAGACGAACATTAGGAGCATAAAATGGCTGAAATAATTGAATGGCCAGCCGTTATTGTCCCCAGCGAAATGAGCCTTTTATTGCAGTCGAACTCAAAAATCTTTCAGTCACCCTTTTCAGGTTCATCCCAAACATCATCTTTTCCTGGCTCCCGGTGGGCGATGACGATGACATTCAAGAACCGTAAAGAGTGGGAGGCTAGAGCACTTGAGGCGCTGGTCGCCGATCTCGATGGTGTTGCTGGCAGAGTCCGATTGTGGGATTTCGCCCGAGGGGGGCGGTCACCCGCAGGAACACCGATTGTCAGCACATCTGAACAGCGGGGAAAGATGTTAAGTACCCGTGGCTGGTTACCTGAACGATTGGTATTGAGACGGGGGGATTACATTACCGTGAATGATGAACTGAAAAAGGTCACTCAAGATGTGCGCAGTGATATCAGCGGACAGGCGGTCATTCGTTTCTCGCCACAATTACGCTGGCCACCGGTAGCTGGTGCGCCGATAGAGTGTCGAAAGCCGACCAGTATATTCAGGCTAGCCGATGAGAATCAGGGTAATTTCTCACGTATACCTGGCATATTTCACAGTGTGACATTGCAATTTGTGGAGGCATTTTAATGCTGTATCACCCATTTTCTGATGCGATGATTGATTATCTTTCACGCTCAAATGTCACCACCGTCACTGCGTTTCGGCTGGATCTAATTTCTGGTGTGGTTTGCGCGCATACCGGCGTCGGGCCATTGGTGATTGATGGTGAAACCTATCTCGGAGTCGGTATATTTGGTCAGATAGAAGAAGTAACAGAACAGAACGGGACGTCACCCTCTCAATTGCAGCTGCAAGTATCAGGTTTTGAAACATCATTAACGGCCACATTTTTAAATGAACGCTGCCGTGGCCGGTCTGCAAAAGTCATTCTGGTGGTGATAGATGATGATGGGCAAATAGGCGCAGCTGATTTGATTTACAGCGGTGAGATAGCATCTGCCAATATCGAGAGCGGTGGGAAAAACGCTATATCCGTTACACTCACCAACCGTTTTGAACGCTGGCAAATGGCGCTACCTAATCGCTTTAATGATGAGTCTCATCAAGTACGCGCCCCCGATGACCGTTTTTTCCGCTATGTGGCGCAAATGGCAGATCGGTCTATCTATTGGGGCAGCAAAAAAGATGCACCAGTATTTGTGTATAAATAGACCATTATTAAAAACATCTGCTAGGATTGCTCTATTTTTTAAGTCAATGGATAGCAGAGATATGGACTATGATGAGTTAGACCCTCTATTAGATGAAATTACTTTTTATGTAGTAAGTAATAAATTTGCCAGTATTAATAATGTCATGAAAAAGTTCAGAACGGGATACAATAGGACATATCGTATTTTTGAACAAATGCAAGAGCTTGGTATTATATCGCCACCTGATATTAAGGGGGTAAGTACTGTATTGGTAAGCACTGCAAAAAAACCATCAGTAATTGAAAATGTGTTGAATGATAAGCCAAATAATGAAATCAAAGGTAATGTGGAAAAAAATATAATTGAATTTATTTTTTACTTTGTAATTTTTATATTAATTGCTTTGTTTTTTAAGTCCTGTTCATCAGGAGAAAAACAAACCAACGATTATTGTTCAGATTCAATTTCAGCTTATGTGCATAGTAAAGATTTAATAGCTAAAAGCCTCAAGTCACCATCCACTGCAAAATTTTCATCGTATTCAGATACAAGTGTAATATCTAATGGGGAATGTAATTTTGCGATAGATGGTTATGTCGATGCTCAAAATAGTTTCGGAGCAGTTATTCGTACTCGATTTAATGCAACGATTAGATTTGATGAAAAATCGCAAACTTATTATTTAGACAAACTAAAAATATGAGATTAATTTAAGGGGTATATGCGCTATCCAGACTGGCAAAAAAGACTCGCTCAAGTATTACAGGCCGCCTCCGGGCGGCCTTTTTCATGGGGCGAACATGACTGCTGCCTGTTTGCAGCGGATTGCGCACTTGCGGTGTGCGGTGTTGATCCATTAGCTGATTATCGTGGCCAGTACAATTCTGCATTGTCAGCCCGTAAAGCACTACTGCGCGGGCATGGCAGTATTATGGGTATCTTTGACAGTGCCTTTGAGCGGGTGCCGGTTAAGTTGGCGCAGCGAGGGGATATTGTCGTGTTCAGTGCCGAGCTGGGGCCGACTGCCGGTGTGATATGGAACGGGCAGATCTGGTCTACCGCCGAACAGGGTGCGGGGCCAACAAATGTGATAGCTGAAACCGCGTGGAGGGTACATGGGTAAAGTGGTTCTTGCCCTCGCCGGGGCCGCCATGATGGCAATTGGCGCGATGACCCAGAACTATTATCTGATTGCAGCCGGTATGGCGATGAACACCGCCAATCAGTTGCTGGCTAAAAAACCGAAAATAGATACCTATCGTGATCAGTCGGAGCGTAAGCAAATGCTTCGTTCCGCCGTTGCCCCTGAAAATGTGGTGATTGGTAAAACCGTGGTCTCCGGACTGCTGCAGTTTGCCGAAGAAGAAGCCGGGGAACAAACCGACGGCGAATGGATACATATGGTCATTGTTCTTGCCGGTCATCCCGTTGACCGGGTGGGACGTATCTGGCTGGGTGACGACCTTATCACCACCTTTGAGAACTTCGCAACATGGGAACTTCACAACGACCGCACCACTTGCGACCCGTTTATGCTGGCAAATTGTCCGTCATGGAAAGAAGACATGATAGGAAAGGGGCTGGCGTGGCTGCGAATATCCCTCAAGTTTAACGCTGAAAAATTCCCCTACGGTTTACCTAATGTCAAAGCCGAGGTATGGGGTAAGCGTCTCTATGACCCGCGCACCGGCATGACCGAATGGAGTAATAATCTGGCACTGGGGGTGCTGGATTACTACCGGTCAGTGTTGAAAGTACCCGATGCAGAAATTAACTGGGACCAGTTCAAACAGGCGGCCAATATCTGTTCTGAGCTGGTAGTGACGCCAGAGGGAGACTATGAAGCACGTTACACTATGAATGGCAGCTTTGACCTGTCAGAAACTCCCGCCGCGATGCTCGATGCCATGCACCTCTGTTGTGCAGGTGAGCCGACTTATATTGCGGGTCAGCATGGCATTCTGGTCGGTGCTTACTATGGCCCGGCATTAATGACACTCAATGAGCATCAACTGGCTGATTCGGTGCAAATCACCACTGAAACCTCGCTGCGCGATGCGACCAACGCCATTTACGGCACCTTTGTCGATCGGGAACAACAATCTACCAAAACAGACTTTCCGCCTATTCGGGTAGACCAGTGGATTGCCGAAGATGGGTTAGAAATTAAAGAGGATGTTGATTTACGCTTTGTTGATACACCCTATCAGGCACAGCGCGTGGCTAATATTCTGTTACGTCGCAAACGGGCCGGACGTGTCATTGTCGCCAAGACCAATCTCAGTGGTTACGCCTACCGTCCGGGGCGGGTAATTAAACTGGATATGGCGAGTATTGGCGTTTCTGGGGCAGAGAACCGGATCACCAGTTGGAAGTTCAGCATGGATGGCGGCGCGGAACTCGTACTGCAGGAAGAATCAGCCGAGTTTTACGATGATGCCATCGGTGAGCCGTTCACGCGGCCCCCGTTTACCCAACTGCCTACCGGTGGCCCCGCGTCCCCTGTTGGCCTGCAACTGCTGAATGAAACCGTCGGCGATATTGTGCAGGGCGTACTGGCGTGGACCAATATTGGCAGCATTTCCTATAACAACATCACTGTTTATCACTCAGATGGCACGGTGGTTTTTACGGCACAGGTGCCGGGAAACAGTCTGCAACTGAGCGGATTGCCGAGCGGTCCGTATATGGCACAGGTTCGTGCAGTGAGTGTTATTGGTGTGCAATCAGCCCCTGCCGGCATCTCATTTGTTATTGAACCGCCGCCGGTGCCAGTCGGTGTCGATGTCACTGCCGGTAACTGGTCCCTGATACTCATCCCGCGCTTCAATGGCATTACGACTATCGGCACATTGTGCGAGTTTTGGTACTACACCGAAGATATGCCGCTTGATGAGGTGACTGAACGGGCTAAATTTGTCGGTACCGGCGTAAGCATGTCTCACTCCGGCCTGATGCAAAACACGACTTATTTCTATTGGGTGAGGGGAATAAACAGTTACGGTAAATCGGCATTCTTCCGGGTTGAGGCTAAAACCACTTATGACCCCAGTTCAATTATCGAGTTACTGGATGGGGAAATTGGTGCGGAACAGCTGCGCGAGGAATTGCGTAAGCCGCTGGAAGAAACCATTGATATGTGGACGGCCAAAGTGGGCAATGACCATATTGCGGGCGGTATTGGCCTCACTATTGAGATTGATGATGACGGCAAAGAGCGGATTAAATGCATTGTGGATGCCGATATCTTTGCTGTCGTTAACCGTAACGCCAACACCAATATCAATCCCTTTGTGGTGAAGGATGGCACGATTTATATCAACCATCTGATGGCCGATAACGCCGAGTTTGGTGAAATAATTTCGAAGTATATTAACGTTCAGCATCTGGTGGGTACATTAATCGAAGGTTCTACGATTAAAGGTAGCCAGATCACCGGTACCACGATTTACGGCTCAACAATCACGGGCACCACGCTGAATGCCAATACCATCAATGGCGGCAGTATCAACATTGCCAATCTGTTCCGGGTGGATGCCAACGGCAACATTATCATGCAGGCCACGGCGGATTCGGTCGGGATGAAAATCACCAACCAGACCATTTCGGTCTATCGTGGTCCGGGTGACCGTGCCGTGGCTTTGGGCTGGATAGGATAAGGAGCACCCCATGGGCTTTTATGGTTTGCAAATTCGGCCGAATGACGGTGGAAAGGAAATTAACATCACCAGTGGCGCACGGGCAGCCAGTTATCTTGGCGAGTTCCAGCCATCCTATGATGACAATGGTGCGACCGTTGTTCAGGTACCGGGGTTAGCTGCCGGGGCGCAAATGTTTGTGCTCCCGATAAAAACGGCGGGTGTTTCTACCCCTGCAGGTTCATCGACCGCCATCACTCTGGCGGCCTCCTCAATCTCTATCAGTGGCAATCTGGTTTACATCCAGTTGAAAGGATTTAACAAAAACACCGACAGAAATAAGCGCCCGGTTATTTTCCGCACCATGCAGGTGATGGGGGCGACTGCCGGGGGGAATTATGGTCTGGCATTATCGGATGCCACCAACTATTCAGAAATCAACGATGCCGCTATCAGTGGTGCCTGTGTCTGGCGCGGGGTAGTGCAAATAGCCCCTAACTGGCAGGTTCCCGGTAATGTGCCCTTTCGTGAAAGTTGCACGGTCTTCGCTCATTGGGAAAGCGGTGATGTCACGCTGGATTTCGATGAGGCGACTAAAACTATTTCGGGCTGGCGGTGGGGCGGGGACATTGGTGTTAATCAGCAAAACATCAATATCACGGCATATATCTGTATTTTTTCCAACGGTGCGCCGCAAATTCCTCCGGTTTATGGCCTTGCTATCTGGAACCGTGCCGGGCAATGCACCTTTTCTTCCGACAGCGCCCCGCTGTTATTGCGAGGGACGGTAGGTATCCAGCGTATCCCCGGCAATTTCAGTGGTGCGCCAGCAGGCGTGGGGCGAATGATGGTACCGCTTTGCCGTCTGGGTGCGCATGAGCTGAGAAACAGCAGTAACGTGATGAATTACTTTGCCGGAATACGGATGAGCGGTAATGCCGTCACGGCTTATTTAGGCCGGTTGAATGTGAACTATATTGCTGTTGATAACTGGATTGATTTTGCCATTACCCAACTCCCACTCCCTGTCATTGATGCCAACGATTATTTCTAAGTAAGGACTCCCATGAGTATTAAGATTTCAGGCATTCTTCCGGGGCCAACCGGAGAACCGGCTGCGCATATTGGTATCACATTACGGGCAGTCAAAACCTCGCTCACTGTAGTGGCCACTCTTGAATCCAATTCTATTACCGGTGTGGACGGCTCTTATTCTTTAAACGTCGAACCCGGTCAATATGATGTGTTGTTGTGGGTTGATGGTATTAATGCGCGGAATGTGGGGAGAATTACGGTTTACAGCGATTCCCTCCCCGGTACGCTGAATAACTTCCTGACGGCGCTACGTGAAGAAGACGGTACGCCGGAAATTATTCGTCAGCTTGAGCAATTACGAGCCGACGCATTACAGGCCGCGTTGGAGGCTAAACAGTCGAAAGAGGAAGCCACCCATCAGGCAGACATCGCAACAGCGGCTGCAGGCAATGCCGCACAGGAAACCGCAGACTTAATCACGGCGACAGTGAAAGGTGATGCTGACCGGGCAGAAGCCGCCAGAGAGGGGGCTGAAACAGCGCAATCAGTGGTCAATGTGCTGACTGATGAAGTGGTTCATTATCACACTGAAGTTGGGCAACTGGCGTTAGCTTCTGAAGGGAGTGCTGCAGCGGCGGCTCAAAGTTCAAACGGTGCTGCACAGTCAGCCAGCGAAAGCGAAAGCAGTAAAAATGCGGCAGCACAAAGTAAACAGGAGGCTTTAGCCAGCGCGGAGTCTGCGGGAAATTCTGCCACTGCAGCAGCAGGTGATAAGTCGGCAGCGAATAGTTTTCGAAATGAGGCTGAACAGTTCGCAGTACAGGCTAAGGCATCGGCAGAGAGTATTGATGTGTCTGCGCTTGAGGCACAGATTAATGAAAGAGTTAGTCAGACCGTATTTGACGAGGCCATAGCAGGCAAGGCCAGTAACGAGGCGTTAACTGAAGGGCTTGCGGATAAAATGGATATCGCTGGGGGGGTATTTGAAGGCCCAGTTCAGCTTCATGGTAATGCTATCGCCCCCCTTGAAGCCGTCACCAAGCAACAGCTTGATGCGGCTGCTGGCTTCCCCATCGGTTTTTCTTACGGCTGGGATAACCGTGACCATATTCCTGCCGGTTCTGCGCCGAAAGACGGCCTAATACTGAGTCGGGCGCTATTTCCAGACATGTGGGCGCGGTTAGCCGCTGGGCTGCATCCGATGGTTACTGATGCTGAATGGTTAGCGGACCCAACAAAAATGGCCTGTTTTAGTTCAGGCGATGGCTCTACAACTTTCCGGTTGCCTGATTGGAATGGTAAACACGCGAATGCGGTTGGTGCTCCAGTTTTCAGGGGGGACGGCAAAAACTCAACAGGTATTCCCGGCAGAATTCAAGGTGACGCGATACGAAATATTAAAGATACGTTCGGTTCAGATCTGAACGGGCGGGTCTGGTTACCGTGGGCTGCTGCCAACGTAACAGGTGCATTCAAAGCTGCATCCTTACAGTCTGCTAATACATTCACACCCGATGGTAGTTTTTCCAAGTGGGATAACTATATTTATGTTGATATGGATATTAGTCGTGTTGTCCCCACGGCTAATGAAAATCGCATGATTAACCTCACCGGTGTATGGGTTATCCAATTGGCTAATGGGGCATTAAATGCCGGGCAAATAAATGCATTAGAGCTGGCAACTCAAATAACATTATTAACATCACGTATTACAACACTAGAATCAGATGCCTTTACTGCAAGTCAAGTAGCATCAACGGTATGGGAAAAGCTGACAGTTGGGGGCGGATGGACTGGAGAGTTTTGGTATAGAAGGGTTCTAGGGTCGCTGCAAATTCACTGTGACCTCATAGCACCTGCGGCCGCTAACGGCGCACAACTAACGACGCTTCCCGTAGGTTTCCGGCCAAAAGTAAACGCTACTCTTGTTCCCTGGGCACCAAGAGACTCAAGCTCACTCCCGATGCGACTCTTAATTCAATCGAATACTGGCATTGTCTTAATTGGTAACCTTGGGGCTGCGGGCCCCATATCCGGCGAGTTCTTTGTACCACTTGATTAAGAGGAAAGTATGAAATTAAATCAATTAGACAGTGAAGGTTTTTTTGTAGTAGACCATGTTGAAGGTGAATTGCCGGATAACTGGACTGCCGATTTAGTCGCGAACGGGTACTACAAAGCCCAATATCAAAATGCAATTATAAACAAAGAGACGGGCGAGTTTACGAATGGCGCTTGGGTTGAAACAGGTGGCCCATCTGCCGAAGATATCGCGAACGCAAAACAGGCGCAAATAGCCATTGCTAGCGTTAAAAAAGTGACCTTGGTGTCCTATGCTTCAGACATGATTGGCGCATTGTTAGATGAGATTGAGGGACTGGAGGATAACGACGATGATGTACCGGAAAAGCTCCGCACTGATTTAAAAGCGTGGAAGCAATATCGTGTAGCGGTTAAAAACATCGACGTTTCTTTTGCGCCAGATATCGAGTGGCCAGTGTCACCAGAAGCTGTTTTAACTGAAGCGTAA